ATTGGAACGATCCAGCTTACAAGAGTTGGAGGAGACAAGTTAGAGAACGAGATAACTTTAAATGTCAGTGGCCCGGATGTGAGGGTCAAGGGCGTTTAGAAGTCCATCATATTAAAACTTGGGGTTCATATCCCGGTCTTAGATACGATTTATCAAATGGTATTACATTGTGTAAAAAATGCCACTCCGATATAAAGGGCAAAGAACGTGACTTTGAACAATTCTTTATAAAGGTTTTAGAATGGCAGATGTTAGATAAAATTAAAAAATATGGAGAAAAAGAATGACAAAATTGCCACTATCTTGGAACTGGAAGAAAAGGGCAACTGATTGGCAACTTGAAGAGCTACTTGAAACCCCACATATGGTGCCTACTTTAGCTTTTCCTGCTAGAGAGGTATCTTATTCTGAAAGCAATCCACAAACGAAAATTAATGATACTATTTTATTACAAAAAGCACAAGATATGGGATTACCAGTTATCTTTCGTGCTGATAATGTAATGTTTAATCCAGCTACTTTTACATATTTTCAACAGTTCAGTATTAATCCTCTAGATTATAAAGATCATGGTTGGGTTGTTGAGAAAAAAACTTTATCAACGGAAGAGGTCAATCAGTATTTTCCTGATGGTTTAGTTTCTTCTGATTTGCCTGCACAGATTCCGGGTAGGAATCATTACGTTATTGAATTACATGGTGATGGTTCTGCCACTTATTTAGATACTAATACAAAGCAGATCACTGGTTATGGTAGAATTGGTCTTGCTTGGGCATATAAGCTTGGTTATCTTTATGGGACTACTGATGTTATTCGTAATGCGGCAGAGGTATATCCAGAACCTCCAATAGTTTTCTGTGCTGATAATGATGAAGTTGGTAATAAGTGGAACCATCTTGATGTTAGAGGTCCAAGAGAATTTAAAAATTATTCAGATTATGTAGCATCTTTTGATGGAACATCAGGTCAGCTTGGAGGTCGTCATCCTCTACAAGACGATACGACAAAACAGATTACTGCCTATGTTAGTGCATTTAATGTTAATCAGATATGGAGAGGTAATCATGCTGGTTTAGCTTCAAAAATGCTTTATTATGAGTTTAATCGCGGTTTTCGTGATGGGTTAGCTACTCATAATACACATTGGGCAGATGTTGCCGGATGGATGAACTATAGTCAAAAAGGTGAAGAAGCTAGAATTGGTGTTGGTAGTTCAATACATATCAATGGTTGGTTGGATAATATGAGTGTCCAAAATGGCAAGCATAAACATGGTGCTACTGGTTCTGTTTATTTCCATCCTTGGTATGGACAATGGAACTGGGCTAGAGCTATTGGTTGTATGTCTAATACTAAACCATATGTTGATATGGCAGACCTAATGGGTGGAGGTAAACCCCATATTACATTGATGTGGGAAAATACAGGAATCAAGGATTTTCCTAGACCAGATAGGATTCAATGGAGATCATTGGTTCGTTCTAACATGTGGATTAATAGTGTAGAATATGTTGGTCACTGGGTAGGTCATGGAGCACCAAAGGATAGTGATTTAGTTACTGTCTACTGGGATGAAATGAAAAAATGTGTCGAAGAAGTTCATAATAATGAAATACTGTCTAAATTTTGGCAGAATGGAACTATAGTAAGAAGTATTGATTGTTGTCCTAACTTTAAACAGAAAGCTTCTAATCTACTTTATGCTTATCCTTGGTATTTAAACTATGTTGAAGAGAATGGAAGATATGATGGTCAACAGGTTACAAGACCTGAAGTATTAGATACGTCTACTGATGCACAAGTTGTTAGGGATGCATTGGTAGCTCAAGGTAGATATGGAGATAAATGGAAAGGATCATTAAGTAATGATCCTTCACATGAAGTTAAAGTTGTATCTTGGGCTTCTAGAATTGATAATGAATTGTTATTATTTGCCGCTGGGTTAACTCAGGATTATACTGGTGTTCATATCAAGGTAGATCTTGACAATGTTGTTAAAAATTATGTAGTAGATGCACCTCTTGGTGGAGCATTCTATGTTATTGATGAAACTGCTGGAACTATTCATGTAATAGATCCTAGATCGGGTGATGGTCCTGTTCTTGTAGAACCTCCTGTGGAGCCAGAGCCTCCTGTGGAGCCAGAGCCTCCTGTGGAGCCAGAGCCTCCTGTGGAGCCAGAGCCTCCTGTGGAGCCAGAACCTCCTGTGGAACCGGAACCTCCTGTGGAACCGGAACCTCCTGTGGAGCCAGAACCTCCTGTGGAGCCAGAACCTCCTGTGGAGCCAGAACCTCCTGTGGAACCGGAACCTCCTGTGGAACCGGAACCTCCTGTGGAACCGGAACCTCCTGTGGAACCGGAACCTCCTGTGGAGCCAGAACCTCCTGTGGAGCCAGAACCGGAACCTCCTGTGGAGCCAGTTGACCCCCCGGTAGATCCGCAAACACCCCAGCAAATGATAGACGAAGCACAAAGTCTATTAAATCAACTAGAGGGGTTAGTAGCGGAAGATCTCGTAGATGAAGTTCAGGCTATTACTACATTAATTAATACTGTTGAGTCAGAAGTATTTGGGAGTGGTATATAATGATGGATTATTTATATGAGTAGATTTCATATAATAAAAGATACGAGAGAGAAAGATGGTCATGGGTGGTGGTTTGAAGAGGACCAATACTGTTCAGGCACCACCAAGGCCAAAGTTAATATAGGTGACTATACTATAGAGGATATGGAACATCTTCTTTGTATAGAACGTAAAGAATCCGTATCTGAACTTGCTGGAAACTGCTCTGAGAAAAGATTTTGGACAGAAATGGATAGAATGCAAACATTTCCACATAAGTTCCTTATATTAGAGTTCTCATGGTTAGATATAGAAAGATATCCTGATGGAGTTATATTTAGTAAAGACCCAATAAAGGATAAGAAGATAAGAAGTAAAATTCGGATTAAAGGCAACTATATAATGTCCTTGCTGAGTACTTTAAGAATTGATAAAGGTGTTCATGTAATTGCAGCAGGAGATAGTGAAAGGGCACAACGTATAGCATTTCGTATCATGAGATCAGTATGGGATTACTATAATGATAAATAACCATTACGATGTAGATAGTGATGATTTAGCATACCTTAATCTAACTTCTGATGATGTTAAGGGTCTAAAAAATCCCTTCAAAGAATTACCCCAGAAAGCTAGGGATAATCTACATCTGTATGCCCTGTCTCTTATGAATAATCCAAAGTATTTCTACTGGACTGCAAAAACTCTATTAAATATAGAATTGCTCCCTGAGCAAGTAGTAGTATTGAGGGAACTCTGGACTAAGGCGTTTCCTATGTATATTGCTAGTCGTGGTTTTGGTAAGTCATTCCTTCTCGCGGTCTATTGCACTCTTCGTTGTGCATTAGTTCCGGGGACTAAAATAGTCATTGTAGGTTCTGCCTTTAGGCAGTCCAAAGTTATATTTGAATATATGGATACTATTTGGAGAAATGCTCCACTTTTACAAAGTATTTGTTCTGATGCCTCTGGACCTCGTAGAGATGTTGATAGATGTCAGATGAAGATTAATGAGTCATGGGCTATGGCAGTTCCTCTTGGTGATGGTAGTAAGATTAGAGGTCTGCGTGCCCATACAATCATTGCTGACGAATTTAACTCTATTCCTGTTGATATCTATGAGACTGTTGTTGCTGGTTTTGCTGCTGTATCTGCTAAACCTACAGATAATGTTAAGAAGGCAGCGAAGCGTAGAAAGATGCAGGCAGAAGGTAGATGGACAGAAGATCAAGAGGGTGAATACAAAGACAGACAACAGAACCAGTCAATTCTAGCGGGAACATGTGGTTATGACTTTGAACCATTTGCAGATTACTGGAAGAAATATTGTTCTACGATTAAGAACAAAGGCGACTTCCGCAGAATGGCTGATAATACAGAAAATGGGGATGTTCCAGATTATATGAAAAGATTGGACTGGACACAATTCTCAGTTATTAGAATACCGTATGAACTCATTCCAGAAGGCTTTATGGATGATCAACAGGTTACAAGAGCTAGAGCAACTATGCACAATGGCATCTATCAAATGGAATACGGTGCGTGTTTCACAACTGATTCTCAAGGTTTCTTTAGAAGAAGTTTAATTGAAGCAGCAACGGCACACAATAAAAATGTAGAGAAACCTGAGTGGCCTTCATATTGTCCTTCTGTTTTTGATGTTACTACCAGAGGTCAACAAGATAGGCAGTATGTCTATGGTATTGACCCCGCTAGTGAACAGGATAACTTTGCTCTTATCATTATTGAACTCCATCCAGAACATCACAGACTTGTTTATTCATGGACTACAAATAAGAAAGATTTTCAGGCTCGTATGAGAATGGGTCTTACTGATGTAAGTGATTATTATAGTTTCTGTGTTAGGAAAGTTCGTGAACTTATGAGAGTTTTTCCATGTTCAAGAATTGGTATTGACTCCCAAGGTGGTGGTTTTGCGATTGCTGAAGGTCTAGCGGATGAAGATAAGTTACAACCCGGAGAGAGAAAAATCCTACCCATAATAGAGGATAATAAGAAAAAACCTACCGATGATATTGCTGGGGATCATATTCTAGAATATATTAACTTTGCAAGTGCTGAATGGACTAGTAAAGCAAATCATGGTCTTCGTAAAGATATTGAAGATAAGGTATTATTATTTCCTAGATTTGACACTGTAACACTCTCTCTTATGACTGAAAAAGATAAAATGCAATTCAAGAGTTTAAAAGAAACTTATGGAGATTCAGCCGCATTGAAGCTGTATGATACTCTTGAAGACTGTGTTATGGATATTGAAGAGCTTAAATCTGAACTTACTACAGTGGTTGTGAGTGTTACATCTAATGGAAGAGAAAGGTTTGATACTCCAGAAATCAAACTTGATACAGGTAAAAAGGGTAGGATGAGAAAAGACCGTTATTCTGCTCTTGTTATTGCTAATATGATTGCTCGTTCTATGCAAAGAGCTATACCTGCTCCTACTTATGTTAATATTGGTAGGATTATTGGACAGGGTGGTAAGAATGAACAAACAGATAGTAGAATGTATGTAGGTCCAGAATGGGCACAATCTTATACTCCCGGCACATGCTTTATGGTCAAGAAAAATAATTGACACTTTTCAATGAGTAATGGTGTATAATCAATAAGTATTATAATACCTATTATTCTTCTAAGGAGTAAAATTAATGTCAGATCCAGCATATCGTAGTTGGGCATCTAAGAAAGATATGGAACAGGCATTTGCTGAATATGGTGAAGCCATTTCTAATCAATCAATTTCTAAGGCAAGTTATTCTTCATATCGTAGAGATTATTCTGACCTTACAACTGATTTAAGTGGTCGTCCCGGTCTAAAGCAATCTGACTTTGATTGGTTCCGTCCAGATTCTAGAGTTCCAACTGCTCCAAAAGAGATTATTGGATTTGCTCGTTATGCTTATAGAAGAATTGGGTTAATACGAAACTCTATTGACTTGATGGGTGATTTTGCTTGTCAGGGTGTTAGGTTAGCTCATAGAAACAAGAGGGTAGAGAATTTTTACAAAGACTGGTTTAATAGGATAGATGGACAAGCTGTTTCTGAAAGGCTATGCAACCTGTTGTTCAGAGAAGCAAATGTCGTAATAAAATCAAAGACTGCTAAAATCAATGCTAAAAAGCGGTTGGAGATGCAACGTGCTGTAGCGTCCCCCGATATGCAACCCATAGGAGGGGACATACAGTATGCTAAAAATGAAATACCTTGGAAGTATAACTTTCTTGACCCAATGTTAATAGAAGTTATTGGTGGACCCTTAGCATCTCTTACAGATAAAATAAGATATGCAATTAAAGTTCCATCTACATATGGAATGCAACTTAGTCAAATGACTAATAATCCAAACATTGAGATACAAAAGATTCTTTCTGAGATTCCATCAGAATTAAAAAGAGCTATTAATGATCATAAGGCTATTCCTTTAGATCCAGATAAGACTTTTGTTTATTACTATAAAAAAGATGATTGGCAAGCATGGGCAGATCCTATGACTTATGCTTGTTTCAGAGATTTAATGTTGTATGAGAAGTTAAAATTAGCTGATCAGGCAGCGTTGGATGGTGCTATCTCAAAGATTCGCGTTTGGAAACTTGGTAGCTTAGACCACAAACTTGCACCAACCCAAGCAGCATCTAGTGCATTGGAAAGTATTCTTGGAGCTAATGTTCAAGGTGGCACGAAGGATATTATCTGGGGTCCAGATATTGAATTGATTGAAACTAGTACGGATGTTCAGTCTTTCTTGGGAGAAGAAAAGTACCGTCCAACTCTTATGGCTATTTATGCAGCACTTGGTATTCCTCCAACATTAACAGGAACATTTGGTGCTAGTGGAACTACTAATAACTTTATTTCTTTGAAGACTCTCACTGAGAGATTAAACTATGTAAGAACTATTGTTACTAATTTCTGGGAAGAGCAAGTTAAGATCGTTCAAAAATCAATGGGCTTTAGATATCCTGCTGTTATTGAATTTGATTATATGAACTTGGAAGATCCTTCTTCTATTATGAATATCTTGTTGAGTATGGCAGATAGAAACATTCTTAGTGATGAATACTTGCAGAGATACATTAAGGCAAATCCTGATATGGAAATTAGAAGAACAGCTAATGAAAACAATAGAAAAGATGAGAAGGTTAGTCCATTCCATCAGGCAGATCAAGATTTCCAAATGAAAAAGATTACTTTACAAACTGGTCTTACATCTCCAAGTGAAGTTGGTTTGGAACTTAATGAAAAGAAAAAGGGTGAAGATTCTGTTCTTACTATGAGACAGAAAGAAACAAAACAAAGACAAAAACAAGCTGGTCCTCAAATACAGGGTAGACCTGAACAACCAGCAGATACAGGTCAAGTTGGTAGACCTAAAAATTCAAATGATTCAGGTCCAAGACAAGAAAGAACATTTAAACCTGCATTGAAAGCATCTATTCAGACATGGGCTAGAGATGCACAATATAAGATTGCAGAAT